GCCCGCAGAGCAAGGAGCCGCGGCTTTCGCCTTGATCACCAGTGGTGACCCTTGCTTTCTTCTGCCGCATGCGTGATTTGGAGTGACCGGCGCTGATCTCCGGCATGACTGGCCCTGCTGTCACCCCCACTTAAGGCGGTGTCGGATAGCATCGTATCCAGTCGGGTATTCCTTGCTGCGCATCAGCCTGCGCATTCACTCCGTGCCTGGCTTCCACCGGCTCCCACTTCACTTTAACGCCTGCGTGTCCAAGGCGATCCCGGCCGCGTAGTCGCAACCCGAAGGATTCTCATGCGGTAAAACCGCAATCTTCCATAAATCCTATATGTTCGAGTTAACACGGTCAACTATTATGTTAGCAATTCGATATCAGGCGGCATCGCGAATAGCTATTCTCTCCCGCATATCAAGAACAGCCTCTACATAACACCTGCCAGAGATTAGCAGCTCTCGAACTTTCAGGCGATTCAGGTTTAACACCTTCCCCACCTGCTGCATTGTCATTTCCGTTGCGTAATACACCCGCACACAATTAGCCATCTCTTCGTCTCTCCGCCCCATCCTTGCGATAATCCCGTCAATTAGCATGGCATCGTCGTCGGATATCAATGCGGACAGGCAGCGCTCCATCGCAACATTGTCTCGCATTATCGCAAGCATTGGCGACCCGCAGCGAGGGACGCCAGTCTCTTGCCAAACCCATTTCCCCCACTGGGTCAGAAGCTCTTCAGCATCTCTGGTCATGCCGTTACCCCTTGATCAGCCCGTACTCTCGAAGGATTACCCATTGCTGGGAAACGTATTCGGCTAGCGTCATGCAGGTTTCGCCTCCTTTCGGAAGGCGGTGGCGACGACCAGGAATTGCACTCCGAAGGCAGATGCGCCGAGCATGGGATGCCCACTGAAGATCAGCGCGTAGACGTAGAAAATTGAGGGAAGTAGCTGAATCCAGAAGGTCCGGCGGATTCGCTGGCTGATTTCGTCCTTGACCATGCCGCAGAGCACGCCTATCCAGGCCAGCACGTTCATGATGACGCAGACGTAGAAGGCGAATTGTGACAGCTGCGCTACGCCGGACAGCAGGGAAAGGCTCAGCGTCATGCTGATAATGATCGAGATGGCGGTTTGCATTAGGCGATCCTCTTCTTCAGCTCGCGCACCTTGGCGCGGTAGTGGGCCTTGATGGCCTTCAGGTCTTCTACGGTGTACTTGCGGACGGAGTTGTCCGCCTCCAACTCCTCGACAGCGGCCAGACCGATCCGAGCGATCAGGCCGACCCGGTAATCCACCGCATTTCCGGAGAGATAGCGGTTATCCAGCTTCCGCTGGGCGTGGCAGTTGTTCTCGTTAAAGCGGAGATGCGGCGCGGCTCCGGTCGACCTGTAGTGCCCGGCATCCGTCTGGTTTCCAGACCAATCCAGGGGCAGGCCGCTGGAGATGCAGGCGTGACCGGCGATGCGGTCGCGCCACCGAATGAACTCGTTGAACGCCTGCTGAGCCTCGCGCAGGTGATCCGACCGACTCTTCAACTTCTCCTTCCGAACCCTGACCTCCCTCCGCTCGCGGTCTGCGATGGCCTTCCGTGCCGGCTTGGCGTGCTTGTCCTTGATGGCCAGGGCGCAGGACGGCGAGCAGACGCGCTGCCCGAAACGCTGCGGGATGAACTCTTTGCCGCAGGCTGGGTTCTGGCACTTCCTGGGCTTCGAACTGCGGACGGAAAGCGTCATGCAATGCCCTCCTCTGCTTCCTCGCGCAGTGCGTCAATGGCGTACTGCGGGACGACGTAGCCCAGCCCTTTCAGATACTCCAGTCGGTCCGCACAGGCCTCTTGATCGGCGTCATCGAAGCTGTCGCCGTCGTGTGGAAGACCGATCCGCACACGATCAGCCGCATCAACGATTGCCATTACCTGGTTGTGGCGCGCCAAGAACTGGTCAACGTACTCCGGCTCGAAAGGAACCAGAGCAGGCAGTTCATCCTTGAAAACCACCCTATTGGCGACAACGTGAGTGACAAATCCACCAGCTACGCTTTCGTAGACGTAAACATCGCACTGGAAATCATCGCTGCTCCAACGGCAGTAGCTCATGCCTCCACCCCCTTCGCCTTCTGCTGCTCGGGCTGGAAGTCGCCGCATCGGAATCCGTTGGCAGCTTCGTAGGATTTCCTGGCGCAGGCAGCATCGAAGATCGTCTCGAACGAACCGAGATAGATGCTCTTTTGTTTGTCGCCGCTCCTGACCTTTACCTGTGCCACCCAGCGCGAGAAATCAGGACGCCACTGAACGCCAGCGATTCCGGATTTGTTGTTGCGCAGTAGTGGAAGATTCCTGCCGTTAATCGCGTGAGTTACCAGCCGAAGGTTCCCAGGGCGATTGTTGAGGCCGTCGCGGTCCTTGTGATCTATCTCGCTTTCTGGCCACTCACCGTGAGCGAGAACCCAAACCAGATGATGCTCTCTGACACTGAGCTTCTTCCCGTTCAAATAGACCTTGTGGCAGCGATAACGCGCCTGACCAACCTTCGGCTCCAGCAACCACCCATCAAGAACTCGCTTTGAAAAATGCGAGCACAGACGGCCACTCTCTTCGTCGAGGTAATACCGGCTGCGTATGGTTTCGATGAACTCAGCAGAGCGCTTGTCGATTACTCCCGCCTTGAACTTGCTCATGCGGCCTCCTGCATCATCAGAGGCCACCCTTGCTCGGCGGCCCACGCTTCGATCTTGGTCATGTAGATTCCAAACTCGTCGACGGTCAGCTTCGTGGTGCTGATGCCGCGCAACTCGGTCGAGCCGTCCGGCAACTTCACGTCCTCGCAGCCGATGAACCAGCGCTTGAACTGCTCATGCCAGACCTGATCGTCGAACTGGCGGCCGTCGACCCAAGCGACGGCGGCAAGCTCACGCAGGAGCGACCAATACCGCTTGTTTTGCTCGATGGAGCGCTTCGACTTGAGCGGACGGATCACCAGCTCGTAGCTGGTGCCGTCCTTCTGCATGAGCTGCTTGCAGAGTTCGAAGGCGTTGCGGAAGGCCAGCTTCAGGCCGACAGCGCCTTGGATGCGGAAGGTGCGGTCAGCCATGGCGCACCTCCGCAGCAAGGATCACCACGCTGACCGAGGTTCCGGAAAACTCGTTCTCGAAGACCTGCGAGTACTCGTGATCGAAGCCTTCGAGCAGATGCTTGCCCTTAGCTGTGGCCGGCAGGATTGCGACGATGCGACCGCCAAACGGGTTCAGCATGCTAGAGGCGTGCTGCAGGTGCGTCTGCCACCGGCCCTCGCTGAAGGGCGGGTTCATCACGATGCGGTCGAAGTATCCGGCGGGCTGGAACTTCAGGAAGTCCGCCTCGATCACGTTGTGGCCCTTGGCCTTCAGGATGGAGCAATGCAGCGGGCTGACCTCGACGCACAGCGGAGAGGGCATCAGGTCCGCCAGTCCGCCCTGGCCCGCGCTCGGCTCCAGCCAGGCCATGTCCGACTCGGCGCCGACCATCGCCCGGTCGATCGCCACTTCGGCGACGCTCGCCGGCGTCGGGTAGAACTGGTGGCTCTTCTGGTCCGGAATGCGGCCGTTGCAGATGACCTCGTTCAGCACCGGACCGGGCTCGTAGTCGAAGCGCCAGAACTCGCAGCCGCCTTCCTTGTCGCGGACGGCGCCGAGCGCTGCCAGCACCTTCTTGGCTTCGGCGATCGCGGCCTTGTCGTGGTCCCCGTTCTCGAAACGCCGGGTCCGCGGGATGTCCTTGAACTTCGGCTCGTTGAAGCCTGGATTCTCGATCCTGCGCCAGCCCGGCTTCATGCCGGCCAGCAGCGCCAACACCGCGAACGGCAGCAGCTTGTCGAACAGCTCGAAGCCCTTGATTTTCTTAGCGCGCTTCGGCTTGGTCCGGAACTCGGCCGGGATCGCGGCCGGGTACAGGCTGGCGAGCACGCCATTCAGGCGCCACGCGATGTCCGGGTGCACCTCCAGATGGGCGGTGCCAACGCCGTTGTAGATACGGATGCGGAGCGCCCCTCCATCGATCGTCATCCACTGTCCGTTGTCTTGGCGCGCGACGGCGAGCACCGTATCGGTGGCGCCGTACTTCGGCTCGTCGCGGCCCATGAATTTCGCGATGACGCAGCGCAGGTCATTGATCACGCCGGCGGTGGAGTGGTCGACGGAACCCCAGCCGTTGATCGCGCGCAGCAGGATCATGCGCTTGTTGAAGCCCTGCGGGCAGTTGGTCACGTGCTCCTTGCTCAGCGAGCGGAAGATGCCGTCGACGCGCTCGGCGAAGAACTTGGCGCGGCTGTTCAGCAGTCCAGCCAAGGTGCTGCGCACGGTGGTCTCTTCGAACTCCGGCAGCGGCGGAAGCTCGGGCTCGCGGGTGTAGTTGTTGGTCTTGCGCCCCATCGGGTTGCGGATCTGCTCGAACCACTCGTCGCGGCGCTTCTGCGGCATGTAGTCGAGTACGTCGGTCATCTTGAGCGCGCGGTTCCAGAAGTCCGCATTGAGCTGCGCGATCGCCGGCTGGACCGCGAACAGAGTGTCGACGGTCTTGGGCAGGCTGTAGCGCTGCTCCTCAACGTTGCCTTCGACGAAGTAGTGCAGCACCGCGGCGTTCTGACCGGAGCGCACAGCTGCGGCCAGAGCCTCAATGTTGGCACGGGTAGCGCTGTACTGGCCGATCAGTCCATCCACGATGTCAGCTGACATTAGGGCAAAAAAATGGGACGCATCATCAATTACGTCACCGGAGAAAACTCTCTCTACACTACCCACAGCACACCCCCAAGCTCTCAATCATCACGTCATTGCGCGCAGTGCAGACGGCTTCTGTTACCGGATCGCAGTCGTACACACCGATCAGTTCGCCGTTTACGATCTCGCCGTCGCGGCATTGCTGCTCGGCTTCGCGCCAGGTATTGGCCTCCACCTGGCGACCGTAGGTGCGAAGGCCTTCCATGCGGATCAGTTCGAAGGTCTTCATGCCTCAACCCTCCCCTGCGGCCAGATGCTCTTCACGACAGCGAGCGGGTCGCAGTCCTCCATCAGAATCATCGTGAACGCCGGGCGACCCGGCAGAACTACCTTCCAGCAGCGCTTCATGCGGCCTCCTGATCGGCTTGTTGTTGGGTGATCCCGGAAAATTCAATCCACTGGCGAGGCTTGTGCCCTTCGCGCTCCATGTACTGAGCGGATGCGGGGTCGAACCAGAGATAGATGGTTTCCTCGACACCGGTCAGGCGCTGCTTGGTGATGATCATCTTCACGTCCGGCTGCTGCTTGAGGTGCTCGGCTTGATCCTCATCGGTGCCCTTCATCGCGGACTCCTTCTTCTTGTTGCGCCACACGGTGATCACGTTGTCGGCCAGGTCAGTGAGGATGGCGCCGCCGCGAACGTCGAGCTTTCCAGGCATCTTGGATTCGTCGTCTGCCTTGCGCGGGTGAGCCACCAGGTGAACGTGGACGCCCATCTCATGCGCGAAACCAACGATGGATTCCATGGCCTGCTTCTGGCCGTTGTAGTCGTCTTCGGCCATCCCCAGCTTCGCCAGGCTATCGACGACGAACTGCTTCACCCCATAACGGCGAGCGGCGTAGCGGAAGGTTTCGATCATCTCGGCGGTGTTGGCCGAACCCATCTGGTTGTAGATCCACAGTCGACCACCCAGGAACTCCAGGATGGCGTGGATGTACCCACGGGAGGGCTGGTTGAGCCCGGCGGCCTGGCGCACCATGCGCTGCAAGGTCCGCTTGGCAGGCATCTCCATCGAGGCGATGCAGAACTTCTCGCCCTGGCGCATGCCGTGGAAAGCCAGGTAGTTCATGAGCTGGGATTTCCCGTGCCCGCTCCAGCCGGTCCAGATCGTGACCTCGCTGTCGCGGAAGCGGATCATGTCGCGGGACTTCTCCCATGGGGTCGCCATACCCATGACTGCGGGGTTGCGCTCGAAGAACTCGGCGCACACGTCATCAACGAACGACTCAGCCCCTACCAGCTTCTCGGGATCGAGCGTCTTGGCCTTGGCGTAGCAGTCGTCGATGTCGTCGCGGGTGTAGAACAGGGCATCCAGGGCTTCGTTGAAGTCCTTGCAGCCTAGGTCCAGGATGCGGCAGCGCTCGCGCCCAAGGCGCTTGATGATTTCTTCGGTCGCCTGCTTGCCGGGCTCGTCGTCATCCATGGCGAGGTAGATCACGTCGAACCGGGACAGGCGCGAATATTCGTGCTCGATCCACGCCTGTTTCTCGCCCTTACCACCACCGAACGGAACCGACAGCGCCGGACGACCGTACTGCCAGGCAGTCATGGCGTCGATCTCGCCCTCGGTGATCGTCACCTCGCGAGCGCCATCGGGAATGGCCTGCCAGCCGAACAGGCAAGGCTCTGCGTCAGCCGAGGCGGAAATCCGTTTCTTCCCGTTGGGGCGATCAACTCCGAGCTTCTTCCAGAAGATCAGAGCGCCGTCCCGCAGGTACGGGAACACGATGTCTCGGCCAGACTCGCCGATCTTGAACTCGGCAATGGTTTCCGGCTTCAGACCGCGCCCAACAAGGTAGGCCATGACCGGAGACTCATCGACCGGAGCCTTGCACTTGGGGCGCTCAGGGCGAACGTAGGTCTTGCGAGAGGGCGCTTCGAGTTTCGGATCAGCGATGCCCAAGTAGGACTTCGCCTCGGCCAGTGCGGTGCCCATGTCACAACCGCGAACAGCGCGCCACAGGTCCAACAGGTCGCCTGTTTCGCCGGTCGAGAAGTCGCACCAGACGCCGGCTTTCTCGCCCTTGAGGTGGACGCCCAGGCTCTGGCCCTTTTCGCCGTTCACGCTGCCGACACGCCACTCGGCTCCCTCTCGCTTTCCGCTGGGCAGCAAGTGGTGCGCAACGTCGATCACGCGATCAGCGAGGCGCTGAGCAATCTCAGAGGGGGTCATTGCGCCTCCCCGGCAGCCGGCAGGCGCTTGCAGGTGTAGTCGTGCGTGTAGATCGACAGGACTGTGTTCGGAAGGTGGTCGTGCCAGAACTCGTGGGACTCGGTCACATAACCACGCGGCGCTTCGAACGGGTATGTTTTCCCGTTCACGACAGCGCCCTTGCGGATCGGGTGGACGTTCGACTTCACGCGGTCAGGGAACAACCCCATCCACCCTGCGCTGATCGAAGCCTGGATCACTGCATCCGGGTTGGGATGGCCTGCAAGCTGCTTCGCTTGCGCCTTGCAGGTGGTCTCCTTCAGCGGCTTGCGCAACTCGCTCCGGCACTTGACCCATTCAGCCCACACCGATGGCGTGACGTTTTCCGGGCAAGCATCCAGCGGGTTGAACTTCGGAGACGGCACAGCCGGCTCTACCCCCTCAGGGGGGTAAGGGGGGTTATGCTCTTTCTCTTCTTCTGTATCTTTATCTAGCGTGACATTGCGTGACTCTGCGTGACATTGCGTGACATCATCAACTTTAGATGCCTCCCGCTCACGTTCGCGCTGCTCCCTTTTACGCTGAGCAGCAGATTTTGCGCCTCTTTCAGGGTTACCGGCGTCCTCGCGCTTCGGCTGACGGTTATCCCATCCAGTGAGGGCATCACCATCCAGAACGCGCCCTTGCATCGCGTCGATAACATTCACGATCTGTTCGTCTGTCACGTCAAGCGCGCTAGCCAAATCTTCCGTCGTGACAGTCACGTGACCGCGCGTGACATTTCGTGACGCATCGACCAGAAGATGCAAATACACCGCCTGGACCAACGCAACGGGTTGCCCGGATACGCGAGCAATCGTTCTCCATTTCGGATCATTCGGCATGTCATGCCAAAGCCGCAGCCAGCTATTCGACATTTCCTTCTCCTTTGTCATCGTCCAGCGGGCCACGCATGTCTTCCCGCATCGATGCGGCGAGGATGCAGATGTCGCTTGTGAACTGGTGGAGTTGATCCAGAGTGATGGTCACGACCTGATCACCTTGGCAGATGGCAATGGAGTTCTTCGCCGGACGAAGCTCCAAGGCGTTGTAAGTCAGCGTTCGAGGTTGCATAATTCACCTGTCACCTGATGTTGTTTTCCCACGCGTGATTCGGCTGCCACCGATCCACGCACCGACAAAGCCCTGTAGTAGTCGCTCAGGGCTTTGTTGTATCTGCGCCTCCACTCACTCGAACCCATACCCGCCAGCTCTTCAGCAGCGTTAGCCATTGCGGCGTAATCGGTATTCGTGATGTGTTTTCGCATCAATCCCACCCCAACGGTCCAGGCCGCTTCTTCTCGGCCTGCAAGCCAAGCTCGGCTAGGGTCTTGAGCGCCTGGATGTACTCGGATGGATGACACTAAGCCGACATCGGGACGACCTGAAGCTCCAGCAGCGCAAGCACCTTGCACCACCGCTCTATCTCGCCCTCTTTCCAACGACTGACAGTCGATTCGCTCACGCCGATTGTGTCGGCGACGGTCTTCTGACCCACCGACAAAAGTCGGTTGAGGATCAGGGATTCGAACTCCCGTGCCCTTGCATCGCGCTCGGGGTTTAATTGGCTGGCTGTCATGGTCACGACGCCATCCGCTGAGGCTCGTCTTCTTCACGGGCCTGAAGCGCGCCAGAGGATGCCTTCTCCAGGACGCACTGATGCTGATAGGAAAACCCGCCTTCCGATTTGCACTGAGAAATACGCCCAGGGCTTACGCCTAGGGCCTTTGCAATCGCTCGCCCTGTTCCGAAGTGGGTGAGCGCCTGTTCGTAATTCATACGGCTGCCTCCATGGTTTTGCTGGAGTTTAGAAAAATAAACAGCCGCGTGCAAGTTATCTAAACCAACAAGGATTTAGAATCCTAAACATGGACTTTTCAGACAGACTCAATCAGCGCATGGATGCCTTAGGCATCAGCGCCTCGGACATCTCCAGAGAGATCAAGGTCTCCAAGGGGACCCTCTCCCACTGGACCAATGGCACCAACAAGGCCAGAGGGAAGAACCTGATTGCCTTGGCCAAGGTGCTTCAATGCAGCGCCTCATGGCTGGAAACTGGGAAGGGAGAAAAGGATCTGCCCTCACATGAAGGGTCTCCTTCAGAGGCCGACTACGCGCTTATTCCCCAGCTCACTGCTAAGGGTTCGTCAGGAAATGGCTACCTAAACGATCATGTTGAGGTCAAGGGTGGGTTGGCATTTAAGCGCGACTGGCTTCGACGGATGGGGCTAAAGGCTGAAAATCTTCGCGCAGCCTACAACCAGGGAGATAGCAACTGGCCAACCCTCTCCGACGGAGAGGTCGTCCTGATAGATGTTTCCTGCAAGGAGCCGACGAATGGGAAAATGTTCGCCCTGTATGATGCCGACCAAGAGGTGATCTTCAAGCGCCTTATCCGTGAGATATCGGGAGGGTGGCTAATTCGGTCGGATAACCAGGACAAAAATCGATACCCAGACCAGCCTGTCACTGATGATGGTATGCGCGGCGTAGACATTATCGGTCGTATCGTTTGGCGTGGCGGCGCGATGTAGTCAGGCTGACTTTAGCTGAAGGAAACTTGAGAGATAGCATGGACGAAACCAAGCAAGAGCTAAGAAAGAAGATCGAAGGCGCCCATGAGAAGCACGCATGGACACTTGCTCTGATCGTATTTGCAGCCTTCTGTGCTTTTGTCTATTGGCTTGATGAATGGCTGAAAGCGCAGCGAGGCGGCTGGTCGGAGCTAGCCAGCCTAGCACTTTACGTAGCGTCTTTCTTTGCAATATTCGGGCTATCTACGGTAAAGGATTGGTTCCTGGATCGGCTACGCGAGCCGGATAAACCAGAACCCCTCCATGCGCCATCTGTTCCTGCTCTCCACTTCAAGGACGCCAAAAGCGCCTTGGATTATTCCTGTAAGTACATGGACACCAGCTTTAAGGATGGAGAGTTCACTCCATGCATAGTGGTCGCAACCAGCTCGTCCGAGGAGGCTGGAGTGTTTGCGGTCATCGATGTCCCTAGTAGCTCCGGGCTTAAGAGATGCGTGGGGGCCTTTTCTACTGAAGGGGCTCCTGACCGTGTGGCGGGAAAACTTTGTGCAGCCATGATCGGGCCGCCCACTGATGGGACTGGACTCCCTGCCTTCCTGATCTTTGCAGAACTGGAGCCTACCTGGTCCAACGGTGCCTGGAAGATATCACGCTATTTCTGATTTCTTCCGCCCCTCGGCACCCCCCCCATAGTCTCAGGCCTACACCTGGCTGACTGCCAAACTGACCCAGCGCTGAACTCGCTCTATAGCCACCCTCCTCTGCCAACACCGCACCCAGAGCCCGCCTAGAGCGGGCTTTTTTGTGGCCGCCCAACGCGAAAGTTTAGAATTCTAAAAAATTCCCTTGACCTTCTTCGTTTAGTTTTCTAAATTTCACCTCAACGCCGCAGAACAACGCAGCGCCAGGCCACCGAGCCGACCG